CTGGAAGATACACCACCAGTTAATTTTCGCACCGTATAGACTTGTCTGTTCGTGCTGCACCAGCTAAGCCATTTACGCAATATACACAATATATTTCGTTTGCTATACGCTCAATGACCACCTTATATATACTCTTATCTTCGTATTCATTCTTCAATGTCTCCGCGGAATTACTTATATATATACTTATTTCACAAAATTTAAACCCAAAAATAAAAACAAAAACTATTATTTATTTTGGAGTCTACAGACGACTCAATTTGCATACTTACTCATGGTTAGTTAAGCAGTGAGGGGCTGAGGGAAGTACCCGAAACCTTACGATAGCTCTCATTTATTTTTAAATTATTTCTGAGTACAATTTATTGTATATTTCATAGTGTTAGTGTGATACTCACACCGATAATTTATTATTTATTTCATCTATCGAAAAAATCTGTACGCTATTAAATCAAAACATGTTATGTCGGGCCGGCATAGTATGTGTCTTTTAAAAGAAAGCAATTACGCTCGATTACTATTTGCACAGTAAACACGCCCACTCGGTGGATACGATTGTTTATGGCATGTTAGAATCATCTATGAGTCAAAGTCCTATTTTATTAGACCCGGTCGTTTAACTCAATGGCATCCTTAAATGAGAGCCAACACACCGCCCAAATTTCAATTGAAACAATTTCCAACCCTGTTTCAATTCCACAAATCCAATTCCAAAACCCTTCTGATAATGAAGACACTCTTATTGAGCTCACTCATATCGGAAGTTCTTCAGATAATCAAAATCAATCTTTAGATTTAAGTTCGCACACAACTATTAGAACTTTAGTCTTAGATGATCGAGATATCTCTAGATTTCGAAGCCAAATTTCAGATTCATATATACTTCAGTATGTCTGCTATTTGCATCATTATTTTGTTGATAACGTTCGTGACACTAACTTCACTATCAACCACGAATTAAGTCTTTATGTTAAGTATATTTATGATGATCCATATTTCTTTAGAGGAAATGGACGTCGGAAGCATTTTATTTTAGTTCTCAGATGGCTAATTAATATTGTTAAAAACAATAAAAAATTTGTTTCTGATTATCTCAAAAATTATAATACTTTACATGATTACAAACAATCTCTTGAAAAACAAGAAGAAGCATTGTCTTTTATTTCTTCTCTTGTTCGAACTTGTAGTGATAAAAATAACAAAACAGAACCTCAAATGGGTCTGTTCGATTTTTATCCTCAACCTTATACTGAAGAAGAGGAGAGTTCCTTTAAAATAGTTAAAGACATTAGCAAAGAGTATATCAATGGTAACATTGATAGTACTATTGGAAATATAACCGAAGCTGTAGCTAAAGTTGAAACCATTATCGGTAAATTACCAGCTGAAGATTTGACGGCTTTAGTCAAGAAGCTTAATACACTTCTTGGGGAAAAAGCAGAGACACCTAAAGATAGTAAGATGTATTTCTTTACTGCTTTGTTTGTATTTGTTGCTTCCACTATTATGGCTTTAAAGGACAAAAATCCTGTTTACATCATTTTAGCTATTACATCCGGTATTTTTATGACTTCTACTGATTATTTCAGAGGAATTATAAGTAGTATCTCTAATATAGCCTCCAGTATAGCCTTTATTACTAAATTTATTACCAGAATTTCTACAGAGAAAACTAGTGCTCAGTTTGGTTTTGATGACCTTCAAATGGTTTGCCAATCTATAGGAACTATATTTATCGGTATTCTGGTTAAAGATAGTCCTTTATCTAAGATGCCCGCTGAAATATATAAGAATGTATGCCAATGGGAACGTTTCTCAGGAAACTTAACATCTATTATAAAGAATCTGGTAGACTCCGTACAAGAGATATACCAATATATTCTTAAATTAACTGTAGGAAGTGAAGACTGCTCTTTTATACATAATTGGATTGAAACTAATGATAAATTTATAGATCAATATGTAAAAGATGTAAATGAAATAATTCATGAATCTGCTACATTTAAACTTAGAGAAACTCAAGATACATTTACCAGAATAACCAGTCTGGTGCAACGAGGAGAAACTTTGTCTCTTTCTTTCAAAGGACGTAGTGTTATGCCTCATGTGCTTAGAGCTGCTATTCAGAGAGTAGATAAACTTAGAGATAAGTTTTCTCAAGTAGATTTTTCTTCTACAGGCCTCAGAGCAGAACCAGTATTTCTTCTTCTTATAGGAGGAGCAGGTATTGGTAAATCTGTAGCTTCTAGACAGTTAACTCATTATCTTGTAGGTTCTCTTATGGAAACTGACGGAGACAAACGTGAATATGTTAATAACTGTGATCATTATATCTACTACCGTAAGGCTGGTGAAGAATATTGGGAAGGTTTTAATAGCCAGCATAAAGCTGCTGTTTATGACGATATACACCAAGCAACAGACACACAAGGGTCAACTTTTTCTGAAGCTCTTGAAGTGATTCACACTGTTAATTCAGAACCTTTCAAACCCAATATGGCGTTTGGAGATAAAGGTAAGGTATTTTTTAGATGTAAACTTATGGTTGCTTCAACTAATGTTATAACACCTAAATTTGAAACTATTAATCACTCTGAAGCTTATTTCAGAAGATGTAAGCATGCCTATTTATGTTATCCTAAGGAAGAATATACGCTCGAGTCTACTAAAGGTCTTGATGTTATGAACCGAAAAGTTGATTTTTCTAAACTAAAGAAAGATGATAAGGGCGAACCAGAACTTGGTTATTATGCATTACACTTCATGAAAATTAAATACAGTTATGATGGTTCATATGAATATGAGTATCTTACTGATGGAGATGAAATTAAGCAAAATTTATGCCTTCAAATGAGAAAGAATCAATTAATATTTGAACAACAAGCTCGAATTCTCAAGAAAGAAAGAATGCAAGCTCTTGATGATGAGTCTCTTAGGTTAGCTGCAACACAACCTCAATCTTATATAAAGTTTAATGCTGATGAAAGACACTACGAAGAGGATTATCTTATGAGTTTCTTAGACGAGATAGAAAGACCTGATAAAAGGCCTATAGAGTCTTTTACTCAACTTGATGTTGATATAGTCAATGACTATATAAGGAAGGTTTCTTCTAAAAGCAATCAAGAAGCTGACTGGTTTTATATTCATTGTATTCTAACGCGAGTTTACACTACTTGTAATAGATATACATGTGATGAACCACGTATAGAGGAAGTGTTTTTAGCTTTCTATACTCGTTTTGGTACTGATTTTACTGATTTGTTGAAAAATCCTGATAAAAAAGAATTTTTATCACTAGTTAATACTTTAGTTATGGCTCATGGTAAATTTGATCGGAAGTTTAATAGAGTTATTGCTCCCGATTTACATCTCAGTGGTTATGGTAAGTTTTTGGCTACACTTAGTGCCATCAAAAAGTCATTATATACCACGTTTGTTAAAGATTCTTGGATAGAGCAAATATATATTGCTTTATGTGTATATGTCGAACAAAACCCTTTTGTTTCTTATGTCATAGGAGGAGCACTCGTGTTCCAACTTATAATATCTGCTATACAAAAGTTGTTTGTTATTCCCGTAATACGAGAGTTCAATCATGAGATGACTGAGAATAGAATCCAGTATGAAAAATGGATTACGCTTGATAATATTATTAAAGATATATGGAATCCTCTTGATCGTATTGAAGCTATTACACGTGATGAGAATTTTTCATCAGAGGATAAATTACGCTATATATTAGCTATATCTTCTGGTACTTACGAAAAAGAACTTGAAGATGCATTGGATGAATATGATGCAATACAAAAGAAAAGACTTGTGTCAAAAATGAAGAAAGAATCCTCTAAAGATATAGTTATCAATCCATTACCACCTGATGAAAATGGTGACTATGTTCCTCAATCCATGAAGACTAAGGAACGTAATAAGTCAAAAAAAGTCAATATGAGATTTAAGAATACTGCTAGAGCCGGACAAATAGCTCAAATGGGCCTCGGTCTAGATCCTAATGGCGATGATATAATGATGAAAATTGTTAGTAACAATATGTACATGATGCAACTTAACGTTTTACATGAAAGAGATGAATATCAAGATATAGGTCTCCTTACTTTTGTATGCGATAAGTATGCTATCATCCCTGAACATTATATCCTCAAATTCTATAGTATGATAGAGAACGGCGGAGAAGAAATTCTTGGCAGTCTTGTTAAGTTGACACAATGTGGTAGTAATAAAAATGTTACTCACATTGTTACTCTTGCACAATTCCTTGGTATCAGATCATTGCAGGATGAAGTTGTAGATCCCTATTTTAAACTTCCATCGTGTAAAGATATATGTTTAATTCAACTCGATATAGAACAACTTGGTATAGGAATCAGAAAGAATATAATCAAGTACTTCTGTAGTACAGATCAATATAACAATCTGGCTTCTTCTACATCTGGGGTTATTATTTCTCCTAGACTAGAAGCAACTAATATGTGCTTAATCCAAGCTAAGAAAGGAATTCGAGATATCTCATATTCTGTAGAATCTCCTGAAGGTACTGCTATTTTCACTCCTACATTAGGTTTTACATATCATGCTCCTACCACTGCAGGTGATTGCGGAGCTCTGATTGGACTCAACAAACCTAGACTCGGAGCTGCTCGTATATTCGGAGTTCATGTAGCCGGCACTGTGGGCCTCTTTCAAGGTCACGCAGAGTTAGTTACTTCTAATGATTTAGAAACCACTTTAGCTATGTTTAAAGATGATTCTATAGTACATGATGAATTTAACGAAACTCGTCCTCACTGCGGTATTAAAATCTCAGATGGCCAATTTACTCCTTTAGAGTATTTAGAAGAGAAAGTTCCTATGAATTATAGATCTTCTATTAGAGCTAGTCCTCTAAGTGGTCTTTTCTTCCCTCCAACGGAAGGAATTGCTCCTCTTAAACCTACTTTGTTCAATGACGAAATTGTAGATCCCTGGGATCATAATCTCAGAAAATTCTGTAAGAATAATAATACATTGATACCTAGACAAGTTATAGAGGATATAGCTGATCAGATGTATGCTGATCTCCTTCATGATTCCCCCGTACAAGTTGACAAGCGATTACTAACTTTCGAAGAGGCTGTATTAGGTGAAGATATATTTGATCTTGGTTCAATACCTCGTGATACTAGTCCTGGGTATCCTGATGTTCTACATCCAGTACCTGGTTTACCTAAGAGTACACGATACTTTGGAAGAGAACAGAATTATAATCTTGATAATCCATATTGTGATGAATTGCGTATAAGGATTGATAATTATATATCTAATTGTAAGGTTAATATAAGAAATAGTGAAATCTTAGCAATAGATAATCTTAAAGATCAAGTTGTTGATAAGATTAAAATCGAAACTTCTCTTAAGAATCGTATTTTTAATGCTTATCCTAAGATGAAACTCATTACAGATAAAATGTACTATGGTGCTTTTGTTTCGTTTCTTAATAAGAATGCTATAACAAACGGCTTTGCCATAGGTACTAATCCATTTAGTAAAGAATGGGATTTAATAGCTAGAAGGCTACTATGTTTTGGAGATGCAAACATACAAAATATAGGAGCTGGAGATTATTCCTGTTTTGATGGATCTCAACTTTCTATCATACTTAATATCTTACACGCCAGAATCATTTGTAAATGGTTCGGTAGAGATGGTGATAATAGAATAAGGAAGATGTTGTTTTTAGACGTCTCAGATTCTTATCATATCAGAGGTAATATTATATATCAATGGAATGGAGGTATGACATCAGGTAGTTATTTGACTATTATAATGAATTGTTTATATAACTCATTCGCTTATTACTTTACCTGGTACCATATCCATAACTACGAAAGGGGATGTTTATTTTTCTTTAGGGACAATGTTGTCTATGTTATATTAGGAGATGATAATGCTTTTAGCGTATCTGCCCAATATGTAGAGATCTTTACCGAAAGGACCATGTCTGAATCGTTAGTACATATAGGTTTAACCTATACTTCTGAAGTAAAAGATGGAACCCATTCTAGTTTACGTAAGATAGGAGATATAGAATTTCTTAAAAGAGGATTTCGATATACTCAAGAACATGGCTGGATTGCTCCAATGCGACTCAATTCTATTCTGGAAGATGTTTATTGGTCTCGTCATGGTGCTGAATATTATGATATTAGCAGAGATAAAGTCGATGTTCTTTTTAAGGAACTTGCATTACATGGAGAGGAAGTTTTTAATAGATATGCTGATGTTTTACATCAAGCATCTCTCGAAAGACTCAATCATTCATCTAGATTTTGTGTTTATAGCGTAGCTCTTAATGCTGTGTTATCACTTAATCATTTCTTTTAATTTCCTTTCGTCCTGATATGACGAAAAACTATCGCTTCTTGTGTATTTATACACACAGTTTCCCAATCTGTTCAAAATTAGGGTTCTGTATTGATTACCATGTGTCAATTATGGAATACTTTTATGGTTTACATATATTCTGGACACCCATGAGTGGAATAAATTCCTATCAAAATAAAACACTTTAAGGCTTTATATATGAATGTAGTGCGGTATTTACCGTTACGGAGCAGAGTGCTACGTAGGCATTCCCTACACAACTCAGCCAAATAGGATCGATTTAGAGTCTAAGTGTTCTCGAAAATTTAAATTATCACTTGCTGCACAAACCCCTGAACTTAATTTTATTCCCACCGAAGATTCTCGTGAGAATCTTCATTCAACTACACAATTTATTTCTGATGAGACGGCTCAAATAGCTGAAAAGAGAGATTATTTACCTCTCAATTCCTCTTTTATGGCAAACACCATCATTAATAAAGAACAATCTATCAAAGATTTCTTGTCCAAACCAGTAGTGTTGACAGATGGACTTTTACAATCTGGCGACAATTCTACTACTTTCCCAGCATATTGCTTAATGGATGACCTTTTGACTAATACTGTATATACTAACAAATTAACTGGTTTCCTAGGTTTCAGAGCTACCTCTGTTATCACTTTGCAAATTAATGCTACTCGTTTCACTCAAGGTAGATATATGCTTAATTTTTACCCAACAGGTGGCACAGTTAATCTTGCAGCTGCTCAGCAGAAGATTGCTATGCACAATTTTTCTCTTACTAACAGAACGCAAGTTCCTGGTATTCAAATAGATTTAAATTGCGAAACACAAGCCACGTTAAAGATACCGTATATATCTTCTTACCTTTTCCACCCGTTAAGATCAAAAACCACAGGGACTAATGCCCTCAACATTGGTATCCTACAACTTCAACCTTACGTCCCAGCCAATAATAATACTACATATACTCTTTATGTTCACTTTGAAGATATAGAGCTCATTGCACCTACAGTGCCTCAAATGGGTTCTATTCAAGAAAAAGAAAGAGCTAGTGCTAATATTGGCCCTGTCTCCACCACCTTGAGAAAAATCACACGATCGAGTCGATTGATAAAAGACGTTCCTCTTGTAGGTCCTACTTTATCTACCCTTGGTTGGTACTCCGACTTACTTAGTAAGGTCGCTGATGTCTGGGGATGGTCCAAACCTAATATCTTAACTCCACCAACACCTATGTTCAGACATAGAGGATTTCAAAATCATAATGTAGATGGAGCTGATGTTTCGGCTATGTTATCTTTGTCCGTAAAAAATGAGCTTGCTCAAGAACCATCCATTTTTGGTACTGATATTGATGAGATGTCATTTGATTACCTTAAAACCATTCCCGCTTATTTTGCTCAATTCAGCTGGAATACCATAGAGGCTAAAGAGATCTTAAAGTATTCTTTACCTTTATCACCTACTGCTTTCTGTACCAGTTTGAATGATACTACTAACAATAACATTATAGTGTATCCACCTGTATGTATGGGAAATTTTATGTTTTCCAAATACAGAGGTTCCTTTGTACTTACTATTAAAGCTGTTAAGACTGAATTTCACTCTGGTCGTTTAGTATTGGTTTATGTACCATATACTGATGTTAGTGGTATGAGTGCTCCTACTACCAGTTATTCTCTTGCTTATTACGCTAATCGTACTGTAATTGATTTACGTTATGGAACGGAATGGTCATTCACTTTACCTTGGACTTCTGAAACTTTTTATAAAGATAGAACCAGTCCTTATGGTACTTTCCAGATTTACATAGAGAATCCTCTGGTTGCTCCTGCCTCTGTTTCTAGTAGTATTACTATTCTGATGGAAGTTTCTGGCGCTCCAGATTTTGAATGGGCTTGTCCTCAAAGAAATACCTATTCTCCTTATAGAGCAGCTGTACCACAATCAGGTGGACAGTTTGAGTGTGAAAAAATTGCTGATGTTGTTGGTTCTGGTTTTGCACCTTCTTCAAATCACTCCTATTCCGCTTTGGCCATGGGAGAAAAGTTCACCTCTATCCGTCAATTACTTAAAAGAATGGAACTTAAGGCTAGACTAGCATCTCCTCAGAGTAACTATGTTTCCGTCGTTCCTTTCGCTACTAGTGTAATTAATGGTACTGTAGCTAACACAAACTTGACTGTTCCTACTCTTATGTCTGATTCAGTTGATTATTTTTCACCTATGTATGCTATGGCTAGAGGAGGTATGAGATTGAAGTTTTGGGAACAGAAACCAGCCTCTGTTGGTTCTGCTCTTCTTTACTTTCAACACAATTCTGGTTTATTAGATAGTTCTATATTTTATAATAATGTAGATATAGAAGCTCAGAATGGTCCTAAAGGTTTTAATCAAGCACCAGTTGCTATAGTACCTGTTTCTGATGGTCTTACCGGTGAAGTACAGGTTCCTATGTATTCTGACTCTTATGCTTATCCCACTGCTGATGCTATGATTGTTGGTTTAGGTCTCAAGAAATACAATCCTACGAATGCCTGCCCTGATATAGTTGTTAATTATACTCAGAGTCAGTCCACAAACACTATAAATCCTTACCTTTTACGAGGTGTTGCTGATGATTTTTCATTAGGATACTTCATATCCACAGTGCCTGTCGTTGACATAGCATCTGTGTATACTGGTGGATTTATTTAGGACTCACGTCCCCCTCTTCGGGTAGAAGTTAGATAAAAACTATTCTGTAAAAGATGTCGTTGTCCAACGAAATGGGTCGCTATGCTCGTAAGACGTTATATGAGCAATCCTTTGATTCAAAAAAGAGCTTTTGAATATTTTAGATTTAGTAAAATCAGTGTATGGCAACTCTAAGAGTGAGTACACAAGCCCGTCAAGTTACACAGTAATTTGTCCTTATCATACGAAGTTTTGAAAATTTTTACGTGTGACTTGGCGAGTTCCTGCTGTTTATTTGATGGTGTTATCGAAAGATACTGTCCTCCGACTAATCATGCAGGGAACTTACAATTCCGCACATTGCTTTTATCAGAAATGGTAAATAACAATGATTTTTATGC